GGTGTGCTTTGCGGGCCATGCTCGCCTCCATCGGGTGTTCGCTCTTGGTCAACTCGTCTTCAACTCACGGGGGCCTTCGCTCGGGGGGTATTGCTTAGGCTGCGACCGCGCCGGAGATCTGGAAGCCGGTATCCTTGGCGACGACCAGCTCCTTGACCCGCTCGCCCTCGCGGATAATGACGCCGCCCTGCAGACCGACATCGCCGTCCTCGCGGCGCATCACAACCAGCGAGCCATATTCGGCGGTAAAGCCGAAGGTGACGTCGCCGTCCGGACCCGCGTCCGAGTTGATGTAGAGAAGCTGCAGCGACGTGCCCCAGACCATCTGAAGGTTCGCGACCTGGCCGGGGCGGGCCGCATTGATCTGGCTTTCGCCAACCAGCACGCGGCGCAGGCCGAAGAGCCGGGCGAACTCTTCCTTGGTCACAATGCCCTGGTTGGTCAGGTTGCCGCGGATGGCGTTGACGATCTGCGGGTGCGAGGACAGGTAGTGCCAGACCAGCTCGCCCATAACAGCGGTGTTGGGCCGATGAACAAGCGTCGAGCGCATGGCGTCCTTGATGTCGCCGATCGGGTTCGAGTTCTCATAGTCCGACCACTTGTCCGTTCCGGTCAGCGCAAGCCGCCGGCTGGCGGCATAGGTATTGGGATCCTGGATCAGGTCCGCCACGCGGATCTCGCGGTTGTTCATGTTGTAGCTCTTGATCCGGCGCGCTGCCTGGCGTTCGGGATCGATCGTCGAAAGCTTCTTCTCGCGCGCGTTTCGGGCTGCCTCGATATCCGAGTTCGGGATCGGGATTTCCAGGCCGTAATCCTTGACGGCGCTCTCCTTCTCTTCGCCGCTCAGCTCGATCCGGTTGACCCGGCCGGTGCGGCCGACCGTGTTGTCGGGAACGGCAAAGCCTTCTTCCAGCGAATACTCGGTCCAGGAGAACTTCTCGCCGCCGACCGGCACGCGCGGCAGGACCTGGTCGGCGATATAGACGGCGTCCGGGTTCTGATAGCCGATCGCATAGGCCGTCAGAATGGGGTGGACGGTAAAGGGGCGGACAGTCATGGCAATGTTTCCTTTTCAAGCCCCTTCGGGCCGCTTCAGATCAAGGGTGAAAACGCGGGCGATCAGGCCGCCGGCGTGTTGAGGGCTCCGGGCGCGATCAGCATCGGGAAGATGTCGCCCGCGACAGCATCGAGCAGCGCGATGCCCACGTAGCGCACGACGTCGCCGGCTGAAGGTGCGGCGGCAACGCCCTTGGAGTTGGCGTCAGCGGTGATGAAATCGCCGGCAGTGACATTGCCGCCTGCGACCACGTCATAGGTGCCGGACAACACCACATCGAGCTGACTGCCGGCTTCCGCGCCCATGCGCTCGGAGACGCCGAGAATGGCGTCGGTGTTGGCTGTCGCAGCCTCGGCGATGTTGTCGGTGCCCGAGAGCGCGACGATCAGGTTGCCGGCAACAGCGCCGACAATCGGGAACGACTTGATGAGGGTTGGATTGCTCATGACTTGGTGATCTCCGAGAGAGCGAGATCGAACTCGGCGTCATAGTTGAGCACCACGCCACGCGCGGCGGCTTCTGCGACCCGTGTTCGAATGTTGGCGGAAAGGGCCATGATGTCGACGTCGCCGGCATCAAGGTTTTCGGTGGTGGCCTGGCCGGGCGTCGGCTTGCCGTCGAGGCCGGTGTCGCCGAGCTTGGGCGTCATCGCCTCAAACAGCGCGGTGACCGAGGTCAGGCCCTCGTCGGTGGCGCACAGCGTCTCGTAGTGCTGGCGCTGGGCCGGCGTGATCTTCTTGGCCTTGAGCGCGCCCTCGATCAACTCGTCAACCTTGTCCTTGCGGGTCTCGGCTTTCAGCGTTTCGAGTTCGGTGTTCGCAGCCTGTAGCGACTGAAGCGCCTCTTCATGGACGGCCTTGTCGACCAAGTTGGCGCTGAGCGACTGGATGGCGCTCAGGCATGAGGTCTCGCTTGCGTCTTCGGTCAGGCCGAGCGCAAGAGCAATTGCCTTGGACATTTTCGGTTCCTTGTTTGTGGATGAAAGCTCAGCGCTCGCAAGCGCGGGCATGGATATGCCGGGGGCAGCGACAAGCCCGGCCGAGTGCAGCCAGAGCGCCTTGCCGAACTGATCGGGCTTGAGAGATGGCGAGATGTAGCGATGCGACCGGGCGGTGAGGATCTTCATGCCTTCGTCAAGCCACTCGGTCCGGCCATAGAGACCATCGGGCCGGGCTTCGAGCTTGTTGATCCAGCCAATCGCGGGAGCCGTTTCGCCGAACAGGCCGCCCTTGGCGGTCGCGTGATCAAGGTCGATCGGCAGATCGACGCCATCGGTATCGAAGCGGCGGACCAGCAGCTCAGGATCGACTTCGAGCTGGCGTCCATCGCGGGCTGTGAAGCGGCCACGCGGCGCGAGCTTCACCCACTCCGGACCGCGCGAGGCGTCGTGAGGCTTGCCGGCGGCATAGACGTCAAACAGGATGACGCCGGTGGCGCTTCCGGCATCGAGCTGTTCGCTCATAGAAAAGGTTTGCAATCGCGTGTTCATGACTGCAAACTTGCACCAGGCCTCCCCGAGCGCCGGGCTGACAGCAGTCAGGTTTGGAACCTCGGATCTGCTTGTCTGACCCGGCGCTAGGTTCCCGATCAACAGCAAACCGGGAAGCTTACCCGTTCACCCAGAAACAGATCGATTTTTGAGCCGGTTTTGAGGCGCGTGGAAAGGCAATTCGCTGTTAGTGGTTCCATCATGCGTTCAGAGCCGCAATTCGCATCAGCGGCCGAATTTGGCGGATTCACCATTTCGCTGATCTATGCTTGTCCCTGCATTGATTATTCAAGACAAATTCGCCTATTAGAGCCAACAGCAAATGGCAGTTGTGGTGCGAGGCAGTAGCATCGCCTTGATTGGCCCTCGATGAGTTTCGTGTAAGGGGGAATGATGGTAACCACTATGGTTCTGTTCTGGGTGGCAATAGTAACCACGATTATCGTGGTGACGCTTATCTCGCTCATGCGGCTCAAAGGACCTACGAACGATAGCCGCGATCATTGGCAGCCGTCTCGAGCATACGATTGGGACGCCAAGGATTGATGGTACTCGCGCAAGGCTGCGTGTTCAGTTCACATCCTGGATAGCTTCAACACATCGCGAGAAATGCTCGCCAAAGGATTCGTCGAGGTCGATTGAATCGAAGACCGCCTCTTCCTCGTTTATCAAATCGATGACGTTGGAGATCTTCTTGTCGATGTCTTTGAGCGCCAGGTTGCAGGGGGAAAGCTCTCGGGCTCGCGAGAAATTCGTTCCCACCACCGCGCTCAAGGCCATTTTGTCGAACATGTTGCTCTTGTGCTGCAAGACAGCTGACGCGGATCTTAAACGATGCAGCCGGACGTCCTTCGAGTAAGGATTTGGCGCTTCAGTTACCCTTTTCATCTCGTCGAGTACAAAATCCATGTCCAGGAGCGACGTGATCGCCCACTCGTCCATGTCGACTTGAAGAGTCTGCCCGTTCCGCAATTCCACGGTCACCCGGTGTCTTTCGTGCGCTTGCAGCGGTGCTGTCGCAAGCAGTGATGAAACTGCAAGTATCCAGACTGAGTAGTCGATTTTCAGCATTGTGAGGTCCAAGCTCCTCTGTCTGCAGGGGGGCGCGCCGTATCCTCGCCGCGTCAATACTCATCCAGAAGGTCCCGGATGTCATCAATGGAACGTCCGACTGTCGCGACCAGTTCCTCGATTTGCTTCCTGCTTCGTCGTCGGGGCGCGCTGATCCTGAGAAACCCATCTGGCGAGAGTGTAACGTATAGATGCCACCAGATCTTCCCATGACGAGCGATGACGGATCGCACTCCAGGTTCGTCCTTTGGATCCCGCAGGACCATCCCGCTATCAATGATCTTTGGCAGCAGCGCGAAATCCTCAAAGACCCATTGCTTCTTGTTTGCTTGCTCGACGATGTCGCGGCTGCTGATCGCAACAACCGGTGAAATGCCCGTGCGCTTCGTTTCCTCAGCCAGCTCCAACGCCAGACGCTCGGAGCGACCGGCCGGCAGAAAGACGGCATCTGGAAGCTTCGGTGCAATCCGAAGGAACGGATCCGACCAGAGATCGGTCAGTACGCGGGTGGCGTCCTGGTTGCTTGCTGCTTCCAGCCGGTCGGAGACGGACCGGATCAGGGTCTGTATCCGCGTCCGGCCGGGATTGGTGTGCCAGCCCGCGTCAATGCCTTCGGGGATCATCTCGACCTGACCGGTGCGGCGGTTGATATGCGGCCGGTCAGGTCCGGTCTCCGGTCGCGTGTCAGAATAGCCGGCGGAGGTTTTCAGCCGATCGGCCTCGCGTTTGGTGATCTGCCGCACCGTGCATTTGCAAAGCCAGCCATTGGGCGGGAAGTGCGTATTCCAGAACGGATCATCGACCGGCAGGATGGTGCCGGCGAAAGCAAGATGCTCCGGCCGGGGCTCAATCGAAGTGGTGCGCACATACAAGAGATACGGCAGGAACCGCTTGGATTTCTGAGCGCGCTCCCATTGGCCGGCTGCGCGTGCCGAATTCATGTTCGACCAGAAGATCAGCTTGAGCCGCCGGTCGGAGGCATAGTTGACCAGCTTGTCGGGATCTATGCCTTGTGGATCCTTAACCAGGCGCGGAGCGAACCAGCCGAGCCCGGTCAACCGGGTGTCGATCTTCTCCTTCCAGGTCTCGAAGCCTTCACCCTTGCCGAGGCTCTCCGACATCGTCGAGCGGAAAGCCTTAAGGACTTCAAGCTCCACCGCGCCGGCCACCGTCATGGCATTGGCATGTTCCTCGCCATAGACGTCGAGCCAGGAGAAGGACGGCTTTAGAACCTTGCGGTCGAAATAGCCGGTGACGGCTTCCGGTACGGGGAACGGCTTTCTAATCTCGGCCATGATCCCGGCCTAATCCCTCACGTCGCCGATGCCGCGCGCGATCGCGGTCAGCTCGGCGAGTTTCTCGACAAAGGCTCCGGCGTCCGGACGAGCCGCGTTTAGCATCGCGATCGCTTCGTCATAGCTCTTGGCCTCGGCCAGGATGTCGAGGAACGGCTTGAACAGCGGTGCGGACAACTGCTCGAAGCCCGAGACCTGCTCGAACAGCTCTTCGAGTTCACCGACCGCATCCTCGCGCTCGCCGGCCGCAGCGAAACTGGAGCAGCCCGGACACATGCAGCCATCGCCGTGCCCGTTGATGGCCGGGTTCGCCGAGAATTTGCCGAGCTTCTGCTTGCCAACCTGCTTGGCGCTCTCACGCGGATCGAGCGCCTTGGCATCAGATGGCGTGGCCGGCGCTGTGAGGACATCCTCCTCTTCGCCGGGATCGGACAGGCCCAGCTTGTCGCGGATCTCGCGTTGACCAACCCGCAAGCCTAACGGCACGAGCTGCGCCAGGCTCGATGACAACGCCTCGACATCTTCAGGATCCGGGACTGGCAGTTCGACGCGGGGATACTCGTTCTGCGGCCCGAAGTTCAGATCAACGAAGGGCCGTATCAGATCGCGGTTGATGGTCGATGCGAGCTGCTTGCCATCGGCGCGCAGGATGTCGAGCCGGACCTCGTTGTGGATCTTGGCCTGACCGAGCGACGAGCCATCATCGGACGTCATGGTCTGGCCGACCACCAGCTTCGAGATCTGCTTGTCGACATAATCGAGCAGCCCACCGAAGACAGCTTCCCCGCGCGTGCCGCTGACCTCGTGGAACTCGAAATCCATTCCCTGGGGAATGATGGCAGCCCCGTCATTGGCGATCATGGTGACTGCACGCAGCAGCGTGCGCTTGTCCTTCTCCGATGCTGCCGAGTGATACCGGCCGACGCGGAACGGGATGCCATAGATTTCGGCAAAGGCCGACCAGTCCTGCAATCCGAAGGATTGGATCAGATAGGCCCAGGCGGCAGGTCGCGCCACACCGCGCCTTATCGGAATGCCCATCTTCGAACGCGGCATGTGACGCAGGAATTTGGCCTCGGGCAGGACCTCGCCATCCGCGTTGCCATCAATCACCAGGCGCAACTCGGACAGACCGATGCGTTCGAACTGGAAGAAGCGCTGATCGCGCGAGATGTATTTGACCGGCTGCAGGAGCCTCTGCTCGTACTCCCAGCACATCTCGACGGTCGCGAAGCCTTTGGCGATCCCGTCAGTGAGCGAGCCGAGTGCATCATCAAAGCCGTCATTCTCGATGAGTGTCTTCACCGCGTCGACGATCTTGGTCGGAACCGATTTGTCGGCTTCGACCGAAACGCCAATGCTCTCGATTGCCAGCCGCCTGGTCTGCAGCTGGCTCGCGTAATGCAAGTAGCGCTCCTCCATTTCTTCGGCCAGCGTGAGATAGGAACGGATGTCGCCGGTGGCGGCCCGCTGCAGGATCGAAGCGAGCTTCTCCGGTGTAAGCCCGGTGGCTTCGCGATCGGAATGGGTCTGGCGGCTGCCGGTCAAGGATGGCTGGGCGATCTCTTCACTGAGGCCGGAGATCTCGATCGGGCGGCCGTCCGGCCCGAGGATTGTGCTCTTGCGCGTTACCATAGGGCTCTCGCACTTTCTTCATACTCATGGGCGGTGTCGAACGCGCCGGTTGAATTGTTCAGTTCACTTGCCGGGATGTAGCCGAACTCGGGAAGGTTCTGGCGGCTCGCGAAGTAGGCGAGCGCGCCCGCAATCGCGCTGTCGCCGTGCCGGTCAAAACCGTCCGAGCCCTTGAAGCGATGATCGTCCGGCACCTTGATGATGCCGTTGACGAAGGCCAGCGCCTGGTGATCCTGCAGGATGTCGTCATGGCGGGGCAGCACTACGGTCTTGTCGGAGAATGCCTCGATATAGGCCGGCATCTCAGACTGGTACCAGGACTACGAGAGCTTCACTTCGACGATGGTGGCGCCGTAGCGTTGCGCCGCCTTCTCTGCCAGATAGGCTCCGTTTCCGGTCGCGTCGAGCGCGCCGCCCGACATGCGCGGCAGCCGGTCGACAAGGTAGTAGAGAATGTCCCGCTGCTGATCGAAAGGCACGTTGCGAAGTTCGACGATGAAGGGGCAGCGGCGGACCAGGTCGGTGCCGATCTCCAACGGAATGATGTCCGTGACATCCCCCGAACGGGCAAAGTCCTCGCCAAATACGTGGGCCAAACGGGTGTTGAGCTTGTCGAGCAGCGGCTTGAGCTCGCGTTCGCAGAAGGCCTTGGCTTCGAGCTTGCGGATATGGTCAGGGTAATCCTTGAACTCGTCGGTGCAGGACCAGCGAATGACCGGGATGTTCGCAGCCATGCAGCTCTCGATCTGCATTCGGGTCAGGGCCGCGCCCTCGGCCTCGGCCGGGATGGCGTCCAGCTCCTGTTTCATCTGGGCGGTTCGAGGCCCATAGGACTTGCGGATGTTGCTTTCCCATTCGGCTTCCGCTTCCGGCGACCATTCCTTGCCCTTGATCAGGCAGACGCGCTTGTAGAGCCCGTTCTTGACCGCTTCGCCGAACGGAATGAAGTGAACCGAAAACGGGTTCTTCCCGGCTCGCGCTTCCCGGATCAGCTCGTTGAAGGGCGAGAGCACGCCATTGTGGGTGGAGATCACCCGGATCTTGCCGCCCCAGATCAGAAGCGCGTTGACCGCATCGAGAACACCGCGCACATCCTTGTGGAACGCCGCCTCGTCGATCACCACGATGCCCTGCAGACCGCGGATGTTTTCGGGGCGCGATGAGAGGGCCTCGACCCGGAAGCCTGAGCCAAACCTGATCCGGAATGCAGAGATCATCTGCGAGGTGCCGTCTTCCTTGACGTCCTCGAACATGAACTCCTCGACCGCGAGCAGCTCCTTGGCGACGATCCTGGCAAAATGCGCCACATAGCCGATGAACTCACGGCCTTTGTCCTTGGTGTCGCCGATGTAAAAGACGTTGTCCCCGCCGGCTTCACGGCTCGATGCTGCAATCAACGTGTCATCGAGAGCCTCGGCGAATGTGATGCCTGTTCGCCGCCCTTTCTCGCCAAGCTTGAGGTCGCTCTTGTCGGCCAGCCAGTCGGCCTGATGCTTCATCAGGATGCCGTCTGCCAACGGATCAAGAGTTTCGGGGATCTCCGATCCCCTCGTGAACTCTTCCGGCAATTGGTCGGGCGCTCGCGAGATCACCGTCGGCGATGCGAACAGATCGGGCTTCTCGGTCATTCCCTGACACCCAGAACATCGCGGCGGATCTGCGCCACCTGGTCGGCGGAGAGGCCCACCTGTTTGACCATGGCGTCGGTTACCGCCTCGACTTTGCTCTTAAACTCTTTCTCGATCTTTTGGCGGCGACTGGTCGATGATGCCTGGGCTGCAGTGGCCGCTCGCAGCGCATTGGCCAACTCCATTGCGCCCTTGGGGGACAAGCCGGCATCGCCGCCCTGCTGAAGCAGTTCGAAAATCAGGGTCTTGATGGCTTCTGCCGCGATCAGGGTGAGATCGTCGGATACAGATGCATCCATGCGCTTGGAAATCGTGGCGGCGATCTCGCGG